AGAGATAAATAACTGATTACATGATATTTGATATCCTGTGAAATTTTATAAAAAGGTTCGAGAGACACCCTCCAGCTCCACTAAATATTATAAACCGCTTATTTATAGCGGTTTATTTATTTAATAAATGTCTATTTCTATTATATAAATGTCTGTTTTTGTATGTGGTTAGTAAATCGTCAAACTATTAACAACAAAAACAATGTGAAATGGGAAGAAGACAAATGGCTATTGTGTTGCCTCATTTGGTCGACAATGGTGGTGACTTATCGAAAGATTGGTTTGTGGAATACTCTGTCAGAGATCCATATACCGGAAACATGAAGCGATTTCGAGAGTATTCTGGATTTAAAAAACTGAAATCTGCCGAAGAACGCTATGAGTTGGCCAATACTATTATTGCGAAATTGCGAACGAAGATGGAAGAAGGTTGGTCTCCATTCGGTCGTGAGAAGGTGACGTATGAAGATGCGTTGCTTGTGCAGAAGTATGCTGAACGATGGGGCAGGGAGAAAGAGAGTGTTGTGACTATCCGTACTCACCTTTCCGAGTTCCTTTTGAGGAAAAAAAACAGTGTTACAGAAAAGTCTTATCAAACTTATCGTTCAAAACTTCGCATATTCTGCGAATGGACTGAGCAATGCAGGCTTGATGCGGTACATGTGGGTGTCATCAGCGAGGAACATGTATGTGAGTTCCTTCGTTGCATTGCTGAAGATGGTAACTTGAGTAGGCTTACGATTCAGAAATATGCCCAAATTCTTCATGCTTTTTTTGACTATCTGATAAAAAAGAAACTATTGAAGAATAACCCTGTGTCTAACATCCCCAATATCGGTATTGTGGTGGACAAGGCTCCACGTCCTATTCCAGAACAAGAACGTACAAAAATAATTGCTGTCATGCGCAAGTACGATCCTCAGTTGTTACTTGTCTGTCAGTTGGAATATTATTGTGCCATTCGCCCTAACGAATGTCGCTTGTTGCAAGTAGGAGATGTAGACTTTGAAAACAAGGTAATAAGAGTTCCACAAGACAAAAGCAAGAATAGGCAGACAGAACATGTGTGTATTCCCAGGCAATTATATAATGCCATGTTGAAGGCAAAACTGAATGAATACAATCGGGATTTATACTTGTTCGGTGCGAAGGGAGTTCCTGGCGTGAAGCCATTAGGAAAGAATAACTTCAGAAATCGATTCAATGCATTTCGGAATAGGTTGGGATTGTCAGCTGAATACAAATTGTACAGTTTCAAACATTCGGGTGGGGTAGAGTTGGTTAATGCTGGTGTTGACACATGGGAGTTACAGCGGCACTTCCGACATAAATCAATTGATACAACCGAACGGTATGTCCGCAAGAATTTTGCGATAAATAGTGATAAAATAAAGAATCATTTCCCAGATATGTAGATGCGTATTATATTAGGAGGCTAATATTAGCCTCCTACGCTCCTACAGTCCTACATATTATCTTCCATATATTCTTTCAACCGATACAACCTGTCAATCGCCGGATTGTAGAACGGGTCCGGATAGTGCTGGTTTATGTCGCAGATGTTGGCGTGGACGTACATGGAGGTGTCGATGATGTGTTCTGACTCGCTTAATGTCACTTCTTTGGGCAATTGGGCTGTTTGTGCCCATTCGATTATTGCCTTGACGGATTCCTCGTCGTAAGCATATTTACTTTCTTCTGCCATAATTGCTTTATCTAATCATTTATAATTGAAAATACGCGTCGTTCGCCATATCAACGGCATCCTCCAGACTGCCGCCACTTTCTTCCACAAATGCGACTATCGCATTTATGAATTCATCAAAGGAGGCAACATCCTCACCCAAAGTCCTGGCATTGTATTCCTCCTCTGTAAAACCTATATTCTCTATCAATTCCGTTTTCATTGAAACAAGCAAATACCGTTTCTTTTATAAATATGAAAAGCCCCGACGGAAGCCGGGGCCACTTATCAAATGAATGATAAGTAAAACTACTACAGCAACAAAGGTATGTTTTTTCTACCACATAAACAAATTATAACTCACCCCACCACCGACATAAAAACCACCCGGATAACCATAACCGGCCTGCAACCCTAATCCCCAGCGCTTTTTCTTCGGCTTGACAACCACCGGATGGTAAATGTCATTCGTCACTGTTTGATAAACCGTCTTTGGATATACCTCAATGCTATCCAACCTCGGACGATACCCGCTGACCCATGCCCGGTAAAGACTATCTTCATAAACAGCCTGTTCCCGCATGACGACTGTATCACCCATATGGATTGTGTCAGAAGTAATCTGGAAGAAAGCGACTATCGGTGCAGAGATAAGAACAGTATCAGTCTTGACAACCGTCTTTATCTTCGTCTCTACACGAACTTCAGCCGGAGGCTCATGCAAACGGAACCAAGCCGTCACACAAGCTATAACCAGCAGTACAATTAATATCCACGGTAACTTTTTCATTCCTCGAACCTTAAATCGTTTATACGGTTCATCCACCCCCGTTTGAATTTGTTGTTCGCCGGACGAGAACGGCATATATCCTCAATGAAGTCAAACCGTGCAATCTTAATCATGTCGAACAACTCACGCGTGTTTCTGGCATTCACCGCAGCGAGTGTCTTAGGTCCAACAATGCCATCCACAGTAACACCAAGCAAACGTTGAGGTATCTTTATTCCATGCGCACCGGATGCCCACACCCAATCAACCAATATATTAGCAACTGATTGCGATTTAACCTCGTCAGCTTTCCATCTGTCCCAATAATGCGGCTTGAGCACCCGGTTAACGACATCCTCACGGGTAAGCAGATGCAGGTCATCCACGTCTATATCACCGTCACCGTCCTTGTCATAGCCGCATGACTTCCACGTGCCAATAGTCACACCCATATTCGTTGCACCTCCAAGGTCTGCCGGGTCATTCACGAAACCGCCTTCCCATTTGAGAATCCACGGCGCTAATTTATACACATTCGCCATTCTTATTTTCCTCCTTGATTTTTGGTTTTACATAAAAATACAATATATTTGCAGACGCCTTTGTTTAAACTTTAAGTTGTGTAGTATTAAGGGAAAGGGAGCCGTTGTGAAACACCTTCCTTTCCGCGAATCAGTAGCCGTTTTGCGGTTCTCTGTCACCGCATTTCTTCCTCTCACACCGTTTAAGCGCCAGTTCCAGTTTCAAGTCAGAATTAGCCTCCTTCAGTGTAAATAACTCATCCTGCACCTTACGGAGCCGGTCTGTCTGCTCCACAAACCGCTGTTCCTTCGCCGAAAGCTGCTTCTGCAGGAACTCGTTGTACTCCCGTAATGCCTTGAACTCCTCGACATCAGCATGTGCGTCCTCAATACGCGCATTGGTTTTGCGCGACATCCACCACTTAATAAGCTGCTTGATGCCCTCGATGCCACCGAGTGCAGTCACCAACATAACCCAATCATTCATATCCATTTCACCAATTCATTTAATAATCTACTAATAACCATATCTTTGTCCGACACCGCACAAATGTACATCAGACGAAATCAAACAAGTTGTTGAATTACAATTTTCCACTGACATTCCGTGACAGCAAAAGTAATTGCTTCCACAACCTTGAAAAAGGACATAAAAAAAGATGCACCCCTATCCTCTACGCTTAGAGAAGGAAGTGCATCATAAGCAAACAAACGGTATCAGTCTTCTCAGACTGATGCTGAATAGGATTATGATACAGTATAAATACCATATCACGGCATAAATCCTATTAGGATGACAAAAATAGATATTTTATTATATATTATCAAAATCCCACCACTTATTGCATCCTTTTTAAATGGTCATCCAATGTTTTAGGATTGCACTTCAACTTCCGGCAAATAGCGGCTTTACTATAACCATAGTCAAGCATAGTTCTAATGAGAGGTTCCTTTCCTGTAAGCTTGTAATGCGAATTCTTTCCACCCTTATGCCGCCCTAATTTCTGTCCTTCGGCAACACGTCTGGCAAGGCCTTCTTTGGTCCGTTGCGAAATCAAATCACGTTCAATCTGAGCTGACAGACCAAAAGCGAAGGCAAGTATCTGAGACTGTATATTGTTACCCAACTCATACTTCTCCTTTACAGTCAGAACAGTGATTTTTTTTTGCATGAGAGTGTTTAGAATGCTCATCACTTCCATCAGACGACGCCCAAGACGACTAATTTCAGAGCAAATAAGGGTATCACCCTTTTTAAGTTTTTTCAGCAAAGCGCCAAGCTTCCGTTCTTTTGCAGACTTGGTACCGGATATGGTTTCCGACACCCATCTGTCTATTTGCAGCTCTCTTACCTTACAAAACTTCTCTATCTCGAAACGCTGGTTTTCTACTGTTTGCTTATCTGTCGAAACACGAATGTATGCGTAAATCATTTTTGTCGTGAAGATAACTTTAATCATTAGCCTTACCAAAACAGAATTCAATCGCCCCTTAAATGTGTTAAGTATGGCAGAGAAGCAGGATATTAGAGAAAATGCGATGGCTGGTGGCACTCCGGCACGACTGCGTGGGTTGGCGGCAAATGGTAATAGCATCAGTCCGACAGTGGAAGAAGTAATGAATGCAATAGGAATATACACCTATAGCTTTACATTGGCAGCAAGTGAAGAAAAAGACCTTGGCAACCTTGGATATGGATTGTACTTAATTACATCACCAGATAACGCAATAACTGCTATATTTAGTTGTGGTGCCTATCCGATTTGCTTTGTTTCAGATGCAGGCAGAAATAATTACTGTGATTATACAGATGGGACTAAGGGTGTTGTTTTTGGACGAAAAGAAGTGAATGGGAACTTCTTTATCACAAATAGGAATAAAAATAAAATAACCATAAGAATAAAAAGAATTAGTATCTTATGATAGTGGTTCTGCAAGCCATGTGGATTTTCATTTGTGTATTTTGTGCGAAAGCAATACTTTTGCGCACTATTGTAATAAATAGGCACAGAAGTGTATTTTGTTCGCGAGAATAGAATGCATGACAAAGCTGCTGATTTGTCTGTACATTATTGGCTCATTTTACTTTCATCTCAAAGATATAATGTACATGACAAATAATGTTTTAGGTTTGCCCGTTCTGACCGAGATGGCCGGAACGGGTAATACTAATTAGTTCTCTATCAAAGATGGTGCAACATCAATAGGAAGACAAAAACAAGATTCTTATAATCTTATTATTAGAATTATTTTGTATAACGATATTATATTCGTCTTGCCTATAAATATTGACCGTTCCTTCTTGGTCCTTTACTTCTGAGAATGCTCCTTGTTTGCTCAATACAGTAATATTGTTGGCAAATACCCCCATTATATGCGATCCGGAAGCAGAATCTCCTACCATGAATATGGAATATGAAGACTTTACTACTAATATATCTCCTTTAGAAGCCGTCCATACCTTGTAATATATACAACTCATTTTAGGAAGGGCATTTTCCACCTCTGCCAATGTCGGTGATATACTATTACCATTTGCATCCAACCCACGCAACCGTGCTGGCGTTCCACCACCCATTGCATTCTCTCTAATATCATCTGCCATAATATTCTCACATTTAATGGGCAAAGAGTATGGCAGAAAAGCGAAAGGAGGAAATAAATAGTTAGCTCAAGTAATAGTTATTGACTTCCAATCTGACCATTTCGCTGCTCCATCGACATTATAGGCAGCTCTAACTTTAATTATGCTCATATTATATGCAACTTTAATCTGTGCACCTTCAAGCCCGGTCGGATTTATCGAGATAAGACAACCATCTATTCCGCTGCCATCAATATCTGATGTTGAATATGCAACATAGTTCCCGACGATATTAAGGACGTCAGTCTTAACATGTCCTTTATTAACAATTGCCTCATTTGATATAGCATCTAATATGCTAATCAACACGCTATTATTTCCTTTCAAGCCTCGCAGATAATCCACACTGTTGGTTACAGTCATTTGCTCTTCTTTAATATCTTCTGCCATACCTTGTACGTTTAAGGGGCAAAGAACACCGCAGAGAAACATAAAGCTCAATCCGCCATCTAATTTAGGTAAATTGGATTGAACTTTATGATATAAATGTCAAGATAATATGTTGGTTGGATGCGTATGTGCTTTTGACAACATATTTAGTGCTTTCTCCTGCACTCATTATACAAAACTTATTTTCAACCTCTGAGAAGAAATTAATGGCACCTTGTGGAACTATTATGTTCCCGGTATTGTTCCCATATACAACTGCAATCGCTTTTTGATGTACAGAAGAGGCATTTTGAACCATAATTAATCCGGAATTATAGGGCAGCTCATACGTTTCTCCAGGAGTAATAGTTTTGTCTAATCTAAAAAATCCACAACTCTTCACCAAATTTGTAGGAGTTACCTTCTGCTGGTTGTTCCCTTTCTCAGTATACAGATAGTCCGCTACATTGTTTATCGGAAACTCATTCATTGCTATATCTTGTTCTGCCATACTTAATACATTTAAGGGGCAAAGAACACGGCAGAGAAATGAAGGCTTAAAAGCTCTTTTATATTTAGGTATTATTTATCAACGTCCAATCTTTTAAAATCTCTCCATTGCTACGAATGGTTTTAATATATATTCTTGCAGAGTTGGTAATGTATAAATGGGCCGTGTATTGAAAACCTCTTAGCACTAATAAAATCCCAGTCCCCATATTATCTAAATTATCAGTAGATGAATATACACCAGCACTGATTTTATTATTGTATCCTTCACTTAATATGTTCTTACCTTGTTCAAATCCATTAGCTTGCATAAGCCCATTGTTTGTCTCTGTTGCCACCGGCATTGCACTTATTACTTCTGTCAATGTCGGACTAATACTGTTGCCGTTTTTATCCAGTCCACGTAACCGTGCCGGAGTTCCACCACTCATCGCATTCTCTCTAATATCTTGTTCTGCCATTACTTAATACATTTAAGGGGCAAAGGATTCGGCAGAGAAACATAATGCTGCTTGGTTATAATCTATTTATGGAAAATCTTTGAACACTACTTCTTAAATTTGTAACTCTTATGGTTTTACTGCCGTCTTTTATTTGCTCTATATTAAATAAATTCCCTACGATGTTGGACGAATCAATAACGGCTTTAAAATCTTTTTTATAATAAGCTAAATGGAATAGGAGACTGGAGCCATCAAGTTCCTCGCTGACAAATAGAAATATTCCATAATAAGGAAGAGGAATATCTACACTGCCTTCCCCTACAATACTATATTCGACTCTTCCTTGTCCAGCGCTTGCCATCCCTTTCTCTTCCATAGTTGCTACTGGCATTGCGCTTGCCACCTCTTCCAATGTTGGTGATATACTGTTGCCGTTTGCCACCAGTCCACGCAGCCGTGCCGGAGTTCCACCACTCATCGCATTTTCCTTAATATCATCTGCCATACTTAATACATTTAAGGGGCAAAGAACACGGCAGAGAAATAAAGGCTTCAAAAGCAATTCTAATATAATAAAATTATTGAACCCACTCCCCATATATTTTACTTGGTATATTGCAAAAACGGGAGTACATTGTACCGTTTACGTCTATTGCTATTTGCGCAACATATTCCAACGTAGTGCGAGCAACAATCAGTACTCCATGTGATATTCCTGGATTGTCCCTTGTTTCCAGTTTAGCATCAACTATTGAATAAATACCATTTTCTATAGCTGTACGAAAATTCCATCCGTCTGGAGAAATCAGACTTTTTGATGTACATATTGGATTAATTAGCCCAGCCATGATGTTCGCCAAGTCACTCTTCTTTATCTTCCCCTGGGAGCCATCTGCAAGTTCCACATATATATACGGTGCACCAGTGACTATCTGGAATTGATTCATTGCTATATCTTGCCCTGCCATATCTTTCTTACATTTAAGGGGCAAAGGATTCGGCAGAGAAACATAATGCTGCTTGGTTATAATCTATTTATGGAAAATCTTTGAACACTA